ACATCAAGCCAACAGCGTCATCGATTGACCCTGACTGCTTGAGTTTCTGCTTCATCTTGCGCCGCGAGGCTTGCTCGGCGTTCACACGCCGCTTGTTGCTGCGCACTGTCTTGTTGTTGACCTTCTTTTCGACGCGCTTCTTACCTGAATCACTGTTCAGCTTGTTGTATTTAATCGCGTCCATCAGGACCCTGACGTGCCGGTGGTCGACAACTGCAGCAAGTTCCTCGGGTGTGAATCCATAGGACTCAGCCGCAGAACTAACCAGCTCCGACTTAGCGGTTCCGCCAGTGTTCTCGTCAAACAGCTCAGGGGCATAGCCCTGCAGCAGCTCGGCTTCCTTCGCTAGGAAAGTATGCCGTGCGTGTTGCTCCACTTCCTTCTGCGAGGCCACCTGCTGCTGCAGCTGGGATACTCGGCTCTGGAACTCTGCGGCCTGCTTGTCGTATGCCATCTTGGCATCGAGGTAAGCTAGGGGATCGCTCTGGAACAGTGACTCGTCTGGAGCCACGGGTGGTGCAGTCAGCGAGCCGTCATACAACAACTGCATCGCGTTCTGTACCTGCATGCGCTCCTCGCTGAGCGCTGCGAAAAGTTGCTCGGTCTCCTTGCGGTTCTCGGCCACCTTTCGCATCTGGTCGTTGATGTAGCTTTGGCCCGAATACCCACGTTTGAGCTCGTCGAGGTTTACACTGACCTCCTTGCCGTCTACTTTCACGGTGTAGGTCGACTGTTCCTCTTCTTCGCTCTCTTCGTAGCTTTCGTCAATCGCTTCCTCAACATCGTCATAGTCGTCGTCGTCCTCTTCGAGGGTTTGATCCGACGCCTCTACTTCCACTTCCTCGTACTCCTCCTCGGCTGGTGCCTCGGAAGTTTCCGGCTCCTCAACAGGGGCAGGCTCTTCTTCGCGCTCGAACATGCGCTCTATAAGCGCCTCATCTGTCTGTTGTCCAAGATCATCGCGGGCTGGTGATGTTTCTGTCCCGGTACCGACTGTTTCTTGATCACTCATTATCAACTCTCCCTGTTGATTTGCGCGTCTGCTGCGATAGCGTCGAACGCGTTTTCCAAAAATCCCACGGCCTGAATGGCTTGGTGGGCCTCAAGAACCTTCTCATCGTCTGAGTGTGGGTTCGTGAAGATCGTTGTGGCGTCGTCTTTGATGCCACGAATTACGTAAGCAAGGACCTCATCTTCTCTAAGAGTTTTGACTCGGTCCGCTAGGTCTTGTTTATTCATCTATTGCGCCGTCCTTGGTGCTTGCATTTTCTGATAGAGGGCGGCCTCGTCGAATGCCGCCTTGTTCTCTAGTGCCGCTGCCTCTAGCGCGATCTTTGCGTCGAGCTCGTCACGCTTCAGGTCGCGATCCAGTGCGTCCTGAGCGAAGCGCGCCTGCAGCTGCTGCATGTCTGCCTGCTGCTGTTGCTGCATCTTGGCTGCCTCTAACTGCTGCCTCTGCTGCATCTCAGCCTGCTTGATCTGCATCTGGGCCTGCGCCTTGACCTGCTCCGCTTGCACTAAGCCAGCGTTAGGATCGGGCTGCTGCTGCTGTGATTGCTGCTGAGCCATCTGCATTAGCTGCTGCTCTTTCTGCTCGTCAACGGGCTGGAAGTAGCGGTCAGCATTTTGCACGCCAGCGAGCCGTAGCATGTCTGCGACCGTGTTCACGATCTCTTTAGGGCCTACGATGCCGTTCATCAGCCCGAACTGGGAGATGATCTTCTCCTGCGCCATAAGCCCCTGCTGGAGTGCTGCGAGCTTCTGCTGCTCGTTACCAGTGCCCAGACCTACGTTCACCTGCACGTCCATATCAGGGTCCCACTGGCCTGCAGCGAACTGCACGTAATCAGTGCCCGAGATGCGCATCATCTGTTCGTCTGACATGTTCTCGATGACCAGCTTCAGCAGGCGCTTGAATAGCGCCGTAACGCCTCCCTCAGCGAGGTTGCGCGCAATCAGCTCTAGGGTCGCGGTGTTGGCCTGAACCATCGCCTGCGCCGATGTGGCGCTCGTGCCGGCCTTCAGCGAGTCGGCACTCAGCCCAGCTGACGCTGCGCTTACGCCTGTCTTGCCCTCACAGTTACGGTCGAGGTACTGCAGCGCCTGTAAGGTGTCTGCAGCGACAAATGGGACCGTCATGGGCTGGATGGCTCCGGGCTGCTTGACCCGGACGATGCCGCCGATCTCGTTATTCATAAGGTCGTCGATATTGGTACTGCCATCGAGCACCTGCACGCGCGGGTTATTCACCAGCGCGGTGTTGTCGAGGATGCCCCGCAGCACCACGGTCGCAGAGTCCTGCTCGGCGAACAGAACGTCGGCAATAGACTGGCCGAAGAATGCGTGTGGGATCGGGTCCTGACAGAAGCTGATGAAAGGAACGTCGTCCCACGGCTCATAGCTAAGGAGCTTGTAGTTCGTGCCGCCCATCAGGAACTTGTAGGGCTGCGGCATTCCAGCACCCTCTACGTCCACCTTCATATAGCATTCAGTGAGCAATACGGGGCGGTTAGCTGGGTCGATGCCGTCACGGTCATCGTCGTAGTTAATGCGCTCGAACTGCTCTTGCTCTGAGCGACCGTCTAGGTTGTCCAGTTCGCTGACCTCGTCCCACTCGAACCCCATGGCAATTAGGTCGCCGACAGTCACCTCCTGACGCTGCCCAACGACGTAAGAGTCGCTGATACAGCTGGCGGATGGGTCGATGAAGAACTGCTCGGGCGGCACTGACTCCATTCGGATAGTGCCCGTCTCGGTGGTCTTGACCACCTTCAGGTCGTGCTTGGCGGACTGCATGCCCTGCTCGTCGATCTCCTCGACGCTGGTGTGCTCAAGTATCTCGAACTCGGGATTGGAGGCGACCATAGCCATCTCCTGCTCACTCAGATTCGCGTACTCGATGATCTCCTGAGATTCCTCGGGGTCGTAGTAAACCTTAGCGATTCCGTTCTTGCACAGCAGCGAGTCGTGGAACACGTCCTGCAGTAGCTTGTAGCCGCCGTTCTTGTTGAAGATAATCTTGCAGTACTCAGAAGCATTATCAGCCGCCTGTGCCTGCTGAGGGTTGCTGCCGATGAACTCGACAGGGTGCTCCGCCTGCAGGAATACACGCATCAGGCTGGGCTTGATCTGTCGGATAGTGTCCCTGATCTTCGTGGACACAATGCGAGACCGACCCTGCTCTGAGCCGATGTCGCACTTTCCTGAGTAGTAGCGCATGGCCTTCTCCCTGTCGGGAGAAATCTCAGACTCAACGTAGTCCACCGCCTCTGTGATGGCGGTCTTAACCACGTTCCTGACTTCCGTGTCAGATAACGCCTTTGGTTTATTACTCATCTATTGGTACTCCCTCAGCCCTGCTGTGGTGGTGTCCTGTACGGCCTTATTAACTCCGATCTGCATTAGCTGCTGCACCTGCTCCAGAACCGCCTTACTGATTGCGGCCTTCTCGCCTTCACCTGAGAAAGCCCTCCTGATGAGCTCTGGGTCATCGCTAAGCAGGACCTTCACAACCTCGTCGATTTCCTCGGGCTTGATCCTCCGCTTGAGTGCGTCACTGACCTTGGCGGTCAGCCTGATAATCGCCTCCGGTTGGGCCGTCATGGCCTGCAGCATGTCAGCGCCAGTAGCAGCCGCTCCCATGTTCTTAGTCGCCGCCTGTATGCCAGCCGTCGCGCTCGGGTTGAGCAACTTCTGCTGCGCGGTCCTAGCACTAGCGGTCTGGTCCAGCTTCCTCAGCAGCGGGCCGATGTCCCTGCCCTCTGCGACCATCCTCAGCAGCATGTTCTGGTTGCTGCCGTCCTCTAGGAACTTCTTCACCGCTGCAGAACCGTTCTCCGACATGTTCCTCAGAGCGTTAGAGATTTGCTTTGATGCGCCAGCGCGCGCGCCCTCCATGTAGCTAGGCATGAGGTCCGACTCGCCGTTGCCGCTCAGCATCTCCCTCTGGTTCCGAAGCGTTCTCTCGCGCTGCGTGAAATCAGCGCCCGGATTGCTGTCAAAGTCCTTAAAACCCTCCTCTAGGAGGTTGGCCTCGCGTGCCTGTCTACGCGCCCCAGCAAGCTCTGGTGAGAGCTCGTCTAGCTGGCCCCTGAAGCCCTTGTAGTTGTTTCCAGCTGCCTCCCCTAGCTGACCCTGCCCTTCCCTGTAGCGTCGCCCCTTGAGCTCTCTGAGGCCTCTCATGAGCCTGTCAGCCTCGCCTACAGTGGGAGGCGAATAGCGGTCGACAGCGCCGTTAGCGCCTTTGCCCTTGAACTGGATAACGTGCCCGCTTTCTCGGGCGATCTGCTCCACCTCGGCACGCAAATCTGGGTACATGCGGTACATGCGCTCCATCTCTGCAATGAACTCGGGGTCTGTGATCTCCTGCTTGTTGGCGGCCTGATAGATCGGGCCTGAGCCCTCCTTAATCTCACCCGCACGCCGCTGCATAGCGAGCAGCTGGTTCTGGTCAGCGCCGTCGGTCAGGGTGTTAAACACCTCCTCCTGCGCCTCACGGTTGAGACGCGCTCCACGGCCCTCTGGGCCGCCGTAGACGCCCTGCACCATGCTGCGAGACTGCTTGCCGGCGCCTTGGTATGCGTTGACAAGGTTAGCCAGCTCGGGCATCTCAGCGACCAGCTTGCCCTGATTCACCTGACGCACTAGGTCGTCGGTGGTCATGCCAAGAGCCTCGCCGATTTCCTTCAGCTCTGCAGCGACAGCCGTGGGCGGCATGCCGTTGATGGCGTCCGCACCCTTCTTCGTGAGCTTGTTGCCGAGGTAGCTAGTTCCGCCGCCAAGCAGTCCACCTGCAGCGGTGCCCACGGCTCCGCCCACGCCGATGTCAATGGCAGCACGGCCAACGTCATCGGTAGTAGCCTCCCACGGTCTCAGCTCTGCCTCAGTCGCCCCAGCGCCTGACAGCAAGCCCTCTGCTAGGCCCAGCTTTGCGCCAGCCTTAGCGAGCTGACCGATGCCCTGAGCGCCCTTAGCCATACCGAGGCCGGGGATGAGCATGGTCGGAAGAGAGCCAGCTACGTTATAGCCAAGCGCCGTGTAGGGGTTGTTCTCGCGGAACTCCGACATCTGAGCTCGGACCTTGTCACGCTCCTCCTCGTAGGTCCCGCTTCCGGGTATCAAGGAGCGGATACCGCCCTCGATCTCGTCGCCGAACTCAAAGGTGAGTCCAGCGGCAGCCTCACGAGCCCTGTCACCGAAGCCGCCCTCTTTGGCTTCCTCTGCCGCCATCTTCTTGGCGTAGGCCTTGATCTCGTAGTCGCTCGCGCCCTCGGGGTGAGTAACGTCGTACTCAGTCCCGTCTGGCGCTGTTACTATTGTGACCGGCATTAACGCCTCCCTGCTCGGCTGATTCCCCAGCCATCATCGTCGTCGTCCTTTTCGTCACCGCCACTTCCCCAACCCTTGTAGCTGGTGTTCATGTCGTCGGTTCCGAAGCGTCTCGCGTACTCGTCGTTGTAGGTCTCTGGGCGCTCTTCGTTTGCCCAGTACTCCTGCCAGCCTCCAAGCGTCCTGTTTCCGGTGTTGAGCTGTCGGGCCTTCTTCTCGATCTCCGCGTAGAGCTTCTCCTGCGCCCTGATCTTGGCGTCGAGGTAGGCGTCCAGCTGATCCTCTCCGAGGCTTGTCGGGATGCCCGAGGACATCGCCAGCTTCAGCTCCTTCTCACTCAACGCGCCGAACGTAGCGGAGTTGATGATGTTGATACCCGCCTGATTGGCGAGGGTCCTGAGCCGCGCCGTGTTCGCGTCAAGCGCCGGTAGTGCGTCGTCGATGATTCCCGATCGAGCGCCATCATCCAGAGCAAGACGCGCCTCCTTGAAGGTGTTCGTGCTCTGCTTCAGGGCCTCAGACTGATCGAAGAATTTCTGACCGGCAGCACGGGCCTGAGCCACGCCAGCGGTTTCAATCTCTCGCGTCTGACGCGCTGCGCCTGTATCGCCGTAAAGCGGCTCGCCGTTGTCGTCCTTGGCGTAGATAATTTTCTGGTTACCGTTGCCGTCAGACTCAAGGTAGTACATGCGACCCGTTTTCTCGTCGGTGCGCATCGTAGAGACCTGAGTGCGGAACTGCTTGTCAGTGCCCAGCTCGGCCTTGATGGCCTCGCCCATGTACTGGTCAAGGTACTCAGGCGGCAGCCCCATGAGCTTCTGAGCGAGCTCGGGCTTGTTCTTGATGAGGTAGTCCATCGTCTTGTTGGAGTCGATCGCCTTCATCCCTCGGGCATAGTTGGCCTTGTTGATGGCGCCCATGCCTTCGTTGCCAGACAGGCCCATCAGGGCGTCAGACAGCGCAGAGAACATAACGGAGGTCTTATTTCCGTCCTTGTACCAAGGCTTGTCGATCATGCCGCTCCTTGGCGCCCCACGATCGGGCGTGGTGATGTCACCCAGAGAGTCGCTGTACTCGCTTCCAGCGACCACCTTCTGCAAGTCTGCGGCGGTAGGGCCGGGAGCCTCTGGAGCAGACGGGAACTCCTGTGACCAGCTCCTATCAAAGACAGGAGCCTCGTTAGACGCGGCACTCAGCGGAGGCAGCGCAGGCGGTTGCTCAGCAGGCGGCTGAGGCGGCTGCATAGGCGGCCTAGTTTGCCTCTGCGGCATGAATGGAGGAGTAGACATCCGTGGCTGATTAGGAGCGAGGGGCTTATTCATCCCCACAATCTCCTGCCAGTTCTTTAGTAGGTCCTCAAAATAAGACATCTATCACTTCCCTCCGAATGGCGACCAGCCAAGTCCGCCAGCTGCGCCAGCCATACCTGCACCTGCACCTAGCCAGCCCATGAGGCCGGGGTCCTTGCTTGTTGTTGTCGTGCCGCTACCAGTCAGGCCGCCCATGGCTCCGAGTAGTGCGTCCATGCCCTGCCCCGGCGCACCTATCTGTTGCATGAACTGGGCAAGCTGCTGGTCCAGTAGCGTCTGGTTTGTCTTGTCTATCTGCCCACCAACACCTGCCAGCGCGTCTGTGGCGTCCTGAGCCATTCCCCAGCGGTCGTTGCCCATGCCGTAGTACTGGTTCGCAGCGTTGAATTGGTTCTGCCAGTCCTGCTGAGCCTGACCCGCGTTGAACTGGTCCTTGCTAAAGTCCATGGTGGCGTTGAACTGGTTGTTCGCGTTCTCGTAGCCCATGAGCTGGCCCAGCATGGCGTTCTTGCTGTTTGCGTTTGCGATGGACGCCTGCGATCCAAGCTGCGCGCCAAGTGCCGACGCTGCGTTGGTTGCGCTCTGGTTAGCCAGACCCGTCTGCATCGCGTTCGAGTTGGCCGTGCTTCCCATGAACTGACTGCGATCGTTTGCCGCTGACTGGTTCGCCAAGTTGGCCTGCTGCGCCATCTGCGCGCTCATGCCGCGCTGCTGGTTGACCGAGTTGACATCACCCATGGCGGCCTGCTGCGCGTTCTGGTAACCCTGATTGCGTAGCTGCGAAGAGGTTCTTGCGACCTGATCCATGTAGTCCGCGTTGTTCTGGGACTCCATGATCGCGTGTCGGTCACCACCAAACGCCCCACCAGCCGTAGCCTGTGCGCCTGTGCTGTTCATCGCCTGCTGGCGAGCCTTGTCCAGATCATTCATCGACGAGTCGATCACACTCTGGGTATAGGGGTTCATGTAGTCGCTGATGTTCTTGTCAGACAGCTGCTGCGCCTGATAGGACTGCCCCTGCGCCATGGCTGCGTTGTAGTCGTAAAGCGCCTTGTCGGGAGCTGACATCATTGCGGCCCTGTAGCCGCCACCGCCAGCCGTGCCCATCTGGTCAAGGTAGTTCTGGCCGTTGATGCCCGCTACGTTGTAGTTGCCGTCAAGCTGCTGGCCTTGGTAGCCCATCTGGTTACCGAACCAGTCCATACCCTGATTCATGGCGTTGAGGCCCTGCTCAAAGGCATTGGGTCCCTGCGGGTTTACAACGTCATTGACGGGCATCGTCTGAACACCGCCAGACTCGTCAGGAAGAGCGCCTGAAGGTACAGAGGGGAGCGTCTGAGGCTTGCCGCCCCACTCTCCGCCCTTTCCTCCTGCGGGTGGATTCGTTCCACCAGCAACAGGGTTTTGGCCCACGGAAGGGTATGTGGTGGGCGTCTGGAAGCCGCCCATGCTGCCACCTTTGCCTCCGGCGGCTGCGTTAGGATTTACCACTGCTTGGCTGGTCATTACCCGACCCTCCCACGGCTCTTATAGGTGTTGTATATGTTCTGCCAGTTGCCGTTAGGGCCGAACTGGCCCTGCTGCTGATTCCATCCGGGGAACATGTCCTCGTTGGCTTGGCTTTTCTTAGATGGGTTCAGCAGGTTCGGCATGAACTGCTGATACTGTTTGAACAGATCAGGGAAGTTCTTGTACATGCGCGACAGCTCCTGCTCATAGCCGTCAAAAGACGAGTATCCCCTCTGCCCGTTAATCTCCTTCTCCTCTGGCAGGCCTGCAAGGATGTCTCCCTCCACTCCCACGCCCAGAAGGCTGGCAGCCTTGTTCGTGTTCGTGTAAGCCTGCTTAGTCGCGTCAGAAGGCGCGGCCATTGTCAGTCCCTGATATGGAACGGGAGCAAGTTTCGATAAGGCGTCAGCCTTGTCGTAAGTCGCTAGCATCCGTCTCTTGAACTCAGGATCGATCTCTTGCTTCTGGACCGTCTCTCCGCCTTTACTCATGGTTTAACCCCTTCCTAACGTATCTCAATCCGTTGTTGCCGAAGCCCAAGTCGTCCAGCGCCTTGATCCATCCGGGCCTGCCCGTAAGTGTCAGTGCCTGACAGCCTGCTGCCTCAGCGAATTGCACGACGTTGTCATGCAGCTGCTTAATCTCTTCGAGGTCACCTCCAGCTAGAAATATGTGGAGATGCCTTTCCTTTGGAAAGTTGTGGAACTCTGTGAGGATCGCCGAGTTCTCTGTGGGCCATACATGGAACTGGCCTGCAAGAACGCCTTCGACGAGGTGTATGTAATCGTGAGTCCCGTTGGTGTATTCGAGGGCGGGCTCTAGGAAGGGCCGCACCCTCGTCATTTCGTTAATCAGTGATATCTGTTTCTCTGTTATTTGCATAGAATGTAGTGGCTATCCCTGCCTGCGCCTCTAGGGCCTTAATTCGCTCCTCCAGCTTCTGCATCCTGCGCCGGAGATAGTTGTCTAGGTCCTCTGCCCAGAGCTGAGTGTCACCGCTGTATGGTGGTGGTGACTCCGGCGTGCCTCGGACGTATTCCTTTCGATCCGAACTCACCGTCTGCCACCGCCGCCAACCAGCACACGCATGTCACCAATGCGAACGTCTTTAGAGCCGTTCTGGTCATCGATAACATTGATCCGCATCCTCATCTGTCGCCCCGTGAACCTCACGTCTGTCTGCGGCTTCACCGCGTATGGACCGAAGGCAATCTCGTCGCCCTGCGGCTGGAAGCGTGTCTTAAACTCCAGCGTCACTCGGTCCTCTGGGATGGAGTCGGTCAGCACCTGCGTGGCCTTGATGACCTGATCGCCCTCACCGATGCTGATGGGACCGCTCTCTGCCCACGGGTAGTCGTCACCGTGCCCCGCGTTCTCGATCTCTTGGCGCCAGACGTTGTTGTCCCCATCGATCCAGATCGGGTCGTTGAAGATTCCAGAGTCCACGCCCGCGTGTCGCGAGATGGCGCCTATGCTCCATATGTTCTGTGAGTAGTCGTAGCTGACGTATCGGTTATTCTTCTTCTTAATGACCGCCTCGCCATCGACCACAACCTCTTCGCCCTCTGCGTCCGAGCTCGCATAAAACCAGACGATCTCGTTGAACTTGGCGTTAGCAACAGCGAAAACGCTGTGCCTTGAGTTGTTGTCCATAAAGCGGAATACGCGGTCACTCACCTCGCACTGCAGCTCGCGCACTGCGGAGCCGTCGTAGGTGTAAAAGCCGTCCCGCCCCATCCAGAACGCGCCAGCGCCTGTCGCAGCAGCAGCCCTGTCGGAGATCACGCCGCAGTTCTTGCCGACCTGCTGGAAGCCGTAAACCAGTGGCGGTCCAGAGTAGGTTGCAGTGTGTGCGTCGGTGGTGGTCAGTATCAGTGTCCGTCCACGTACGCGTAGACCGCAGCGGATAGCGCCGTCTGTCTGCAGCTCAAATCCACCAGCCTCGTTGAGAGGGCTTATCGCCCACTCCTCTGGAGCCTCTCGATCGCTCCACGCGACACGTCGCACGTTGATCCTTGAACCGTCGTCAGCGCCTAGGGCAAATACGAATCGTTCCTCAGTCGCAACCAGTGAGAGGCAGCGAGGTGCGTTCTCAAGCTCTGCGAACCTGTCGCCCTCTTCCTCCTCGTTGGGCTTCCAGCACCATATTCTCTGGTCGGTGGTCGACACCGCCAGCAGCCACTCGCCGTAGTTGTCCAGCGTCCACGTCGTTGCGGGCAGTTTGGTCTGGCCCTCCGTCTGCCGTGGCGTGCCGTATGACTGCTTACCGTACAGCCCGCCGCCGTATCCAGAGTTCAGCACGGGCGTCTCCGCGCCCAGAAGGTCAAGCCCATCTGTCAGCTTCGTGACATCGCCCAGCCCGCTCATCGAGTACAGGTGCTTCGGTGTGGCAACGCCCAAGTAGTAACCAGCGCCATTGGCGCCAGACGCGTCGTTCAGGAACCAGCTGTGTGCCTCGCGGGCGACCATCTCGTCAGGGATGGTTATCGGCTCGGGGTTGTGGTCAGGGTCTCCCGGCTTTGTGTCCACGTAAGCCACCCAGCCGCCGATCGGGAGCATGGCTCCCTGATCCCAGCGCATGAGGTTGGCATCGTGCCACCTGTTCTCGCACTGGTATGCCGTACCGTGCCACCGCACTCCCGGCGGCACTGATAGCTTCAAGTAGTTCATCAAACCGCCTCAATGTCTGCGTTGTCGGGGTAGCTGAATCGGATGCCCCAGATGATCCTTACACCACCGCCACCGGAGCCGTCTTGTGAGTTGCCCCCGCCAAATTTTGCGCCGTTGCCACCAGAGCCGGGGTTGCCGTCTCTGGGATCGGAGTTAGCAAGCTCCGGTAGCTGTGCGCCTGTAGCGCCCCTGCCATTCAGGCCGACACCGCCACCCATGCCGCCGGGGATACCGCCTAGCACAATCCCATTGGCGACGCGCTTCCTGTCGCCACCACTGCCAGCACCAGAGCCCTCATCTGCCGCGCCTTGATTCGCTCTGCCGCCATTGCCCATGTATCCGCCAGCACCGCCGCCAGCTCCCAGATACTGAGAGTTTTCGGCGTAGCTGACCGTGCTGCCGCCATTGCCGCCACGACCGCCGCCGCCAGACTGATCCGGCCCGATCGTGTAGCCGCCGCCGGACCTTGTCCCGCCTCCAGCCTCTATGATGAGAGTGCCTCCGCGCTTTACGCTTGAGTCACCGCCCTCGTACCCAACGGCCCCAACGCTCACCGTCAGGGTCTCTCCCGGCTCGACCTCAATGTCGTTTGCCCACGCAAGACCGCCGCCACCGCCCCCGGAGCTGGTGGTGCCGGAGTAGTTTCCGCCCGCGCCGATGCAGCAGGCGTGGACGCGCCTCACACCGAGCGGCACGGTGAAGCTGAACGTGCCAGCGCCCTCATAGACGCGCTCGCCTATGTATAGGTCGGTGTCGCTTCCGGTGGCCGTTAAGAGCTTTGCTTTAATCAAGATGCAGTACCAGCAAAAGCACCGATCACCAACGTGCCGGTGTTGTTAAGGTTGATGGAGAAGAACTGGATCACGTTGATGCCGATGTTCAGGTCGGGAGCGCCGCCGCCAGTCCACTTGATCTGATTCGCAGCGCCGTTAGACGACCACGTCACCTGTGTGGCGTTGGCGTCCTGATCGCCCTTATTCAGGATCAGCGTCAGCGACTGTCCGGGGTTTGGCAGCTGCACGTTGTACTCGCACTCCGCGCTAGATGGCAGGTTCACAACGTGGACCGTCCCCTGATTCGCTGAGAAGTTAGCAGAGGTCACGGAGCTTGGAGCCACCTGACCCTCCTTGACGTAGCCCTCGACCTCTAGGTCTCGCGCCTTGATCAAGCAGTCCTCGATGACACCGGGGCCGCGCATATCGACATCGTCATCGTTCGGGTCTAGCCCGACAAGCGTATGCACCTTGCCGCTGATGATCGTGCTCGCATGAATCTTGAGCGGGTCCTCGC